TGATATCAAGCTTATTACATCTCTGAAAAACATACTATCACCTCTATAATGCTGACATAATAATATTTATAGTAGTGCTTGCAGAAACATCAACATTATACCACTCATTATCTGAATCAACATAATCCTGATAATCTTCATGTGTTATTTGATATTCATAATTATTTGCAGCCCTAACATAAAATATAGCAGTTCCAGCACTTCCAGTATATTTTGTTTCACCATTAAATACTATTTTTGCTTCATCAATTGCAGCTGCTGAAGAATTTTTAACAGAAAATGTAACAGCATAAAATGCATAATCTTGACTTAAAGTAAGATGATTTTTTAATGATTCATAAGCATTTCTTAATCGGTCTGAGTCTGGATTATTATATCCAAAATTAGCTTTAACATATGTCATAATTGCTCTTTTTACTAATGTATCAGTATCACTTGTATTATAAATACCTGACAATGCTAAATCTGCTTTACATGCTGAAATTAAATCATTTATTTCAGTGTTATATGCTGTTATTGTTGTACTAATTCTAAGAGATATTTTTACATCATCTAAAATTGCCATACCATCATCCTTTTTATATTAATGCTGCAAGTTTTGTATAATTATCATACTGATTTGAATTAAAAATTGCTATTGTTTTTATGCTGCCATTATAAATAAAAGTTGGATCACCCACACAATATCCAAATGTTAAATTGCCACCATTCGGCAAACTAGCATTTAAAGTAGTTGCTCCATTCCCAACTTGATTAATATATTTAAGTCCATTTGCGTTTTTATCAACCCAATTGAGCAGATATTTATTTGTTTTTGCATTTTCATTTGTTAATGTTCTGTTAGTCCAATCCAGTAAAAATGCATACAATGTAACATTTTCAACTGTTACGCCATATTGCATTTTATCTACAGCATTTATAAATTTACCAATTATATACCCCGTCGAGCTATCAGGAGTATAATTAATATACATTGACAAGCTTGGATCTCTTATATCTATTCCTGCATAATCCAAAATATCCATTTTAGATGGATTAGATGGATTTGTAGCAACAAATTTAAAACCATCTGATAAAAAATTCCCGCCTTCGTATATAATTGGCATATTATCAGCTGTTAACTGTATAGCATTTTGTTTTCCAGTTGCAGCCGAACTATTATAAATTGTTGTTACTAGCCCTGTTGTACCAGCACAAAAATCTGATACATCTTCATAGTCAATATAGCCATTTTTAAACCCTATATCTTTTTCTATTCCTGTATCCATTCTTCTAGCTTTACAACATTTTCCTGTATATTTTGCAGATGAACGATAATAACTAAAAAATGCTACACAAGAGTCATAAGCATTTAATATATAATCAAGTCCATATTTCTTATTTAATACATTTCTACTTAATCCAAGTCCTAATCCAAGAGACATATTATCACTTCCCTTGATATGCTATTACAGTACCGCTTGCAATAACAATTTGTGTAAATCGTCCATATATAATAGTTCCAGCTGGAATTGTAATAGATGTAATTGCTGTTGGTGAACCTGTGCAAGTTAATACAGCTTCTGTAATTACTTGCACAGCATTAAATATATATGTTGCTGTTGGTGTAATTGTTGCAGCTCCACTATAAATGCCTCCGAGATTTCCCATCATTGCATCAGCTACGTTTTTTGTGTCTATATTTACAGGATTTAAGGCACTTACATCAGTATCATTTATCTGTAAATTTGCATTTATTGTATCATCACTTGTTTCAGTCCAGTTAGTTCCATTATTATATGTTATATACCATTTTCCAGTATTATATTCATAAAATTTAGAACCAGTTTTTACATCTGCTCCACTTGGTTTTGTATCAGTACTAGCACCGATATATAAATTTGTTTGTTTAATTAAAGTAACTGACATATCTATATCCTCCCAAAATTATATATTATGCTATATATCCACCATTTACACAAGCGCAGTATTCTACAATTACTGTTAAGTCTACAGGAGTAGAACCACCACCCTGTAAATCAATGATTACTGTATCTGTATCATTAAGAACTGCTGCACCAGAAAAACTTACTTGTTCGTCTACTGCATCTATATTAGCCTTTGCTGCTGTAGCTGCACTTATTAACTCAAGTGCTTGACTTGCTCCACCTTTTATTGCTGCGCTTGTCAAGTCTGCTGTTGTAGCACCATTTGAAATTAATACTATTCTCTTTATTAAACATGATTGTGTTGTTATTGTTCCAACTGTTGTTACTCCAGCATCTGAATTAGCAGTAATATTTTTAGTAAATATTTGAGTCTTTCCTGCCTGCCTATTGCAAGCGTCCGAAGGTGTTTCAATTTTATCAACTTCTGTTTTAATTGCTGCTACTTCTGTATCTACTGCTGCTAATATTGCTGCTACTTCTGTATCAAGATAACCAGCAATAGTTGTCAATCTATCTTTTAATCCTTCAAGCCTTTCCATTACTGAGCCATCTTCATCATTTGTTATAGCAGAACTATCAAATCCAGTTCTTAGCATGTCATCCAATGAACTATTTGCAGCATCTAAAATTCCAAGCATTGCTTCTATTGATTTAAAATTAGTTCTTGCAGATGGGTCACCAATATCAGCTTGAATTGCAGTTGTTTTTACAACTTCTGCATCAATTTTAGTAATTGTTGCAGCAATCTTATCTGTTTCAGTTTTTATTGCAGCTACTTCTGTATCTACAGCTGCTAATATTGCTGCTACTTCTGTATCAAGCAATCCTTGTATATAATGTATTCTTTCAATAATACTTCCTGTAGCATTTGCTGCAACAGTGCTTGAATCATATACATTATCAGCATCATTTCTTCCTAAAATAACTAATGATTCATGAATTATATATATTAAATCGCCTGATTCAACATTTTGAGAAAATGCATCTACTGTAAAAGTTCCAGTAGCAGTTACATAATTTGTTATTTTTCTTACCTCAGGTTCTGGTGCTGCTCCGCCAGACCTTACTACCTGCATATAAAATACATTATTAAAAAAATCTTCTCCATATCCTTTTAGGCTATCACATTTTACATTTGTTGTACTTGGTGCTACTGTATCAACTACTCCTTTTAAAAGTACTTGTCCACTTGTAAATGCTGATACTAAACCTTGTAAATACTCAATTCTTTCAATAATACTTCCATTTGCATTTGATGCAACATTGCTTGAATCATATAGATTATTATTAGTATTATCTCCTAAGATATTTCTTAAATTGTCTCTTGTCATATTTTACTTGCCCCCTTTTTTAAGATTAATATAATATTAATCATATATTGCTGTTTCTATTGGCAATCCTGCATTTTTAGGTTCAATTATATAATCAGCTCCACCAATACATCCATTACTAGCTTGTGCAATATTAACCATAATGCAATCAAATCCATTTGCTACATCAAGAGAACTTGGGTCAATTTCAATCCAATATTTTCTATTACTTACAGCTGGAATTGTAAATGTATCACTACATGCACAAGGAAGCATTATATCTTCATTAATTCCAATTCCATCAGCACTAGCAGTATTTCCACTTGAACCACCAGTAATTGTTTCTCCATCTACAAAAGCTGTAGCATTTACAGTATAAAGATACAATGCACTGCCAGTATCTTTATACACAACACCACTAGCTCCACCAGCACCAGTAACTGTTTCACCTACTGTAAAAGCTCCTGTAGGTGCTGTATATTTTAATTTTGTTCCACTCATCCAGTACTTAGTAAATGCAAGTGTTTTTACTCCAGTAGCAGCAACATCTTTAGCTTGATTTACGGTAACAACTGCTGTACCAGTAGTTACACCAATACTAATATCAATTGCTACTTGTAATGCATTTTTAAGACTTATATAATCGCCTGCATTTGCTCCTGTATTTAAATCTACAGGCCATATTGCAGGTACTTTTTTCAATCTTTCGATAATATTCATTAAATTTTCCTCCAATTCTTACTTAGATCTAATATAAATGTACCTCTCTATTGTATAAATACTTATACTTATTTTAAATTATGCTCTTGCAGCTAAAGTAACTATTCCAGACCTAGTTTTTGTACTATTTTTAATTGTTAAATTCTTATTTGTTTTTGGTGTACCATTTCCACGCATTGTAAATCTAAAAGCCTGGTCACCTACTGTAAACAATACATGTATACTAGTAGCTGTTTGGATTCCACCTTTACGTGCAACTATGTAATCAGCAAAATCTACTAGCATGATATCTCCTTCATCTCCTAGAGCTGAACATAAGTCAGATTCAACTATTGGCAATCCCTTCATTGTAGACACTTCTCCAGCTTTTGACTCCTGCAAATATACAGGCACTCCACCAACACCTAAAGGAAATTCCATAAAATCAAGCTGCTCTTTTGCATCTGGATGCATAAGCCAACCAAACTTACTATTAGGTTTTTTAAGCCTTCTATTGTACATTTTTACAATGTTATCCCATATAATAGTATCTGCTGCCTGTCCTGATTCTTTTGCTTGTGTTACTTTATTGTTAGCATTTAAAAATCCTAATGGTTGTCCTGATCCTGTTCCAGCAACAATACCATCTTCAAATTTTCTAATTATTCCAGCTTCAAAAGCTCTTGAATATAGGTCTGAAATAAAGTTCGTATCTTCTATCATCTCATCAGTTGCATACGCCAATCCCATCAGTTTTTCTAATTCTAATTTTCTTTCTTTCAAACTTGGTTTGCTTGCTGTAACACTTCCTGCCTCTGATGTCCAATATACTTGTACTCCACCAAATACTGTATTACTTATACTTTCTTCATCAATGTCAACCCATTTTACGCTATTAGAATTCGCTGATATTTCATAAGAATCTACTCTACTTAATATTTCACCATTTTGTACAGCACTATCCATAAGCATTCCACCAAAATCAGTTTGAAGTGCAAAACCTCCTTCAGATGGATTCATTTCATTCATACCACTGGCTGCTCTTTCTTCTTTGTTTATTTTGATTAATCTTTCATCAAGATTTCCAGTCAAACAAAATTGTCTTATTGACTTTAATTGCTCTCCAAGGTTTCTATACAACTTCAATTTTTTTTCTTCTTTTGGAGTTGCAGGAACTTTGTTTTCTTCTGGCTTATCAATTTTTCTTTCTTCTTGATTTCCAGTTCCAATACTATTTAGTATCAATTGTCTTTTTTCTATATTTTCTTTTTCAGTCTCTAAGTTTCTCAGTTCTAATTCTAAAGCAGCTAAATCAACTTCTGTATTTCCTTCAAGCAAAGTTCTTATTTCTTTTTTTCTTGCTTCAATTTCAAGCAATCTTGGATTCATATTTACTACCTCTCTTTCAAATTCAATTATAATAATGTTTGTATTATCAATTTCTTACGCAATTCAGCACTTACCAGTGCTTTTTCCTTCTCAATTTCCATCTCAAAGTAAGACCTAGCCGAAATTGATGTATCATCATATGCAGGTATCGCAACCGCAGATACATCATATAATTTTTTTACTTTTCTTATAGTTCTTATATGATTTTCATTATCATACGCTGATTCTTTAGTTGTCCAACTAAAAGACATCCGATCTATATACCCACCATCTATTTCTTCATATAATCTTCTACCTTCCTCAGTTCCATCAAGCCTTGCCCTAAAGTATAATCCTTTTTGGTCAGTTGAAAGTGTAAGCGTTTTATTTCTGGTTCTTGCCATTACTTTTCCCTGATGATTGTAATTGAAAATTACATCAGTCATATCTGCTTCATCAAATGCTCTATCATCAATTTGCTCTTTATATTCAATTCCGTCATATTCCCAAAGTACTGTAGGACTATTAAATGTCGCTGCATATCCCTCAACATATAGCTCTTTTTTATCATCACTTTCTTTTGCCCTTAATTCAAAAGTTACACATCTTCTAAATTCTTTATTTATTATTTCCTTTACTTTTGACATCTTCATCCTCCCCAGTATCTTTTTCTTTTCCTATTTCAGCAGTATCTAATCTTCTAATAGGTTTATCTCCACCTTCAATTGGTGCAAGGTTTAATACTTCTCTCCATTCATTTGGAGTCAATGCTCCTCTGTCTACAAGCTGAACTAAAGCAAGTTTTGTTTGCATACTAGCATAAGCTAGATTACTACTTTCGAATACAATTCTATTACCTAGATTTATTTGTTTCTTAGTAAAAAATAGTCTAGTAAATTCATTAGAGAGTTGTATAATAATAGGCTCGATTCTACTTTCGTAAAATGCAAGCCATTCATTTTCATTATATTTATTTTGTACAATACTTTCATTTACTCCAAAATAACTATATAATCTTTGAACTGCTTTATCCATTTGTAGAGCGTTAGGAACATAATTTTGATTGTTTACCTGTTCTGCATCAAATCTTGGATCCGTTGCTGCTGCTCCACCTTTATTAGATATATCTAAATAATTTTTAGTAAATTCTTTAAGCTGTAATTCTTTATCCTCAGGTTTTAGAACATTTTTAAATTTTAAAATCCATTTTATTACTGCACTATTTTTTACTGCATTTACAACTCCTTGGTCAGTTGTTGTTATTACTTCCATTGGATTTTTTAATACAAGTATTCCTAAATCTCCATAAAAATCATTTGAATTAAAATCTTTTCTAAGATGTATTAAATCTGAATAAAGAACATTTATATATTTACCAGTCCAGAATCTAAATTTTGCATATATATCACCAGATATTTCTAATAATTCCACACTTGAATAAGGTATTGGATAAATTTCGAATGGATTTCCTTGCATATCTCTAACAACATAAGCAAAAGCATTATGTGTTAATTCTCTATGAAAAGCCATTTTTGTTAAAAAATCATTCATACTCATATATGGATTTGGTTGCCTTAAAATATCAGCTATCCAGTTAATAGGATTTATTTTTATATTGTCAGAACCCCTTATATGTTTTGCATTAAGTTTTCCAATTGCTGTTGCTATTGGTCTTATTGCACTTCTAACAATATCACTATCAAATAGATTATTTGTCCAAGGATAAAACGCTGAAGAAGTTGTATTAATAAACTGAAATGGTTTACCATCTGTTTTATCTTTTTTCTTGCCAAATATTTTTTCAAACAGAGATCTTTTTTGTTTTTGCATTGCTCACCGCTCACCTCCTAAATCATATTAATGTAATCTTGCATTTTATCTTGTAATACTACATAAGCATTAAGAAGTGCAGCAGTTCCATCAATCCTACGCCTTTGATTAGATGTTTTTATAGGTTGAATATTATCATTCTTGTCAACATCAATTGCAGTATTAGATAAGCACCATTTATCAATTGGATTATTATTATAAATAATTAATTTACTTTCCAAGTCTGCACCTAATTTTTTCATCGGGCCCGACAAAGTTTTTTTACCTTGGATAACTGGTATCATACTTTCCTCACCAAAATGCCCCTTCATTTCTTCAACCCAATATTTAGCAGACCAAGAATCATATCCAACCCAAGGCAAGTAAATATCATATTTATTCATTATTTCTACATACCATTCTGTTACATACTTTGCATGTACTGTATTACCCTGACACGTCCTGAGTAATCCCATCTCACACCAAATATCATAAGGTATTTTATCTTCTTTAGTTCTTTTTTCTAATAAATCTTCTGGCAGCCAATACATACTAATTACATAGATTTTATTTTGACCTGGTAACATAAAAATAACCTTAGCTGCTGTAAGGTCAGTAGTGCTCGATAAGTCAGTTCCGCCTATACCATACTTTGGTTTTAGCTCATTTATATCAAATGTTTCTTTATTTAAAATAATTTCAAAAGGCAACCATGCTTCACTGCTTGTTTCCCTTATATTGAAATCTTTACATAATAAATTTTTTATCAATAGTGCATTTGATTTTGCTTTATCAACTTTTGCTTGTAATTGGTCAGTTTTTTTAATTGTTCCAAGTCCTGGATTTGCTTTTAAATAATTTACATCATCTGTCCATTCGGATCTATTATCTAGTTCATAAACAATTGGTAATAATCTTTCATTCTTATATCCATTTTCATCAGAATATCCATTTATCACTAATTCAGCTTCATCATATTTAATATCATAAATACTCTCTCTTATAGTTCCAGCTGTTGTTGTTATGAAAATAAGTGGTTGGTCTCTTGATGTTGTACCATCCACTATAACATCGTATAAATCTTTAGTTTTCCAAGCATGTATTTCATCCAGCATTGCACCATGAACATTAAGTCCATCTAATGTTTCACTATCTGCTCCAAGAGGTTTAAAACTTGAATCATTAAATTCTGATACCATCTCACTAACCAAAGGTTTTATTCTTTTTAAAAGTACTGGTGATTTCTTTACCATCCTTTTTGCTTCAAGCCATATCAATTTAGCCTGGTCTTTTTTTGTAGCACATGCAAATATATCTGCACCAGGTTCATTATCTGCTACCATTAGATATAATCCTATTCCAGCAGCTAAAGTTGACTTTCCATTTTTCCTTGCAACAATAAAAAGTACCTCCTGGTACTTTCTTGTATTATCTATTTTATGAATAATTCCAAATGTTGCTGCTATTAAAGCTTTTTGCCATAATTCTAGTATAAAAGGTTTACCACCCATTTTACCTTTACTATGCTTACAAAAATTTTCTATAAATTCTATAGCTTTATTAGCTTTTTTAGAATTATATTCCCAGATGGAATTATCATCTTCTATTATCTTTTTTAATTCTGTATATACTAAATAAATTTTATTGCAGACTTTTTCTCTATTATTTAAAATCCATTCATAATATTCTAAAACTGGATTATAATTTTCATCATATTTTATTCTTAATTTATTCTTTACAGAAGTCTTCAAATCCATCATCATCTTCTTGAATATTCTTTGGTATTAAATCAATTAATTGTTTTATAATTGTTTGGTAATTTTTATTCAATGCATTATAAAGTCTAGCAACTGGGCGTTCTCTTTCATATGGCTCTAAATCTTCCGATTGACTAAATAATTCAATATATCCTTTTTCAGTCAGATCATTTTCATATATTTCAAGTTGCACCCTCATATATGATGCTCTAATAATTAATCCATCAACAATATTTAATATTTTTTTATCACTCAAATTTTCGAAACTTTCTCTTAATCTTTTTTCCTCTTCTAATACTCTTTCTTTCTTAGTTAATTGTTTTACTTTTGTATTTTTTGTAGTTATTGTTTTCTTTTTTTTTATATTTTTTTTATTATTTAACATATACTATACACATCCATTTGAAGGTAGGGGGGTCACATATGACCCGCATATTTACCGAAAG